TACGAAGTGTATCAGTCTGCCATTCTACCAATGTATTGTTGGCTGTTGTTTTACCACACTTAGAAAAAAATGGTGTGGCCTCTGGAGTAATATTAGTAATAATATCACTCAAGTCTTCTCTGATACCTACCTGATCGTAGCTATCAAAGGTATTTGTTGGTTGTGCCATTATCTTGTCCTTTCAACGGCTTATAGCATTTTGTTAATGCTAAGTTTTCATAATTAAGTCGATTGCATCTTCCATTCGACCCGTCTTTTGCAATTTTTGAAATTGCTTACGCTTTAGTGAGCCTTCTGGATCAGCTACTCTCTTAGCACCAGCCTTTACAACAGGTTTGGCTTTCTTGCTTTTAGCTTCTGCCTTTTTGCGATTTGCAACAATACGTCTAAACTTCATAGCATCGTTAGCCATTTGGATATAACGTGCATCGGCTGTGGCTGCGATTTCTTCATCACTAAAACCATACTCTTTGGCGCTATTCATAAGTGACTGCCAGTGAGTTTGACTCTTTTCTGGATCAGCCAATTCAGGAATTTTACCTCTGATTATTTCAGCCTGTTCTGCAACAAAAGATTGGTGCTGTTCATCAGCTTGCTTCTGTTGTTGCTGTTGTAGTTGTTGCATTTGCACTTGCTGCTGCTGGTAACTCTGCATATCAGCATCATATTTTGCCCTTTGCTCCATATAAGCAATGGGGTCACTCTCTGCCAGAGTATGATCTGGTAACTTGGGTTGTGACAAAAAACCTTGCTGCTGCGCTTGATTGTACATCTGAGTTATCATTTGCTCACGTTGAGAGATTTCAGCAGCTTTTTGCTCAACTTGCTTTCGAGCTTCTGCCACTTCCTGAAACCTCTTGTTTATTGCGCTTTGACCTGAATAACTTTGCTTTAACTGGTCTATTGTTACCGTTTCTTCCTTGCCGTCAGACTTGACAGTGTAATACTCTGGCTCGACAGTTTCTTCTTCAATGTCATTTGCTTCAATATCAGTATCCAATAATTCTTCATCAGATACCTCTAGATCATCAAGCTCATCAGTTTCCTCAACTGCTTCCACTTCAGCCTCTTCGACCTCTGGAGCTACAGTTGTTTCTTCCTCAACTTGATTAGTTTCGCCTGTTTGTTCTTGCGCTGGCGCTATGATTTGTTCAATCGCGCTTTCTATACTGTCAGTCGTTTGCACGGTACTGCTCCTATTGTTTACGATCTAATAATGTCTCTGCCGCAATAGCGGCGTCAAGCTGCACTTCGATCTTGTTTAATGCACGCAATATTGCGTGCGCCTCTTCACGCTGCTCAACGTCTTGAACACCGCTAGTCGTAAAAAGCCTAATTTGCTCATTACGAACATCCTCAACAAACTGCGTAAAAGCAGTATCGTTTTTTAACCTTTTGGCATCATCTGCCTGTATTCTTATTTCTGTTGTCATAACCCTGCTGCTCTAGCGGTCATATCGTTTATTTGCCGCTCTCTTTCTTGCTCTGCTTTAATTCTAGCTACATCAACCGTTGAGCCATATTGACCTAACGTCCTAGCTGCATCAACATATAAATTCTGTGCCATTTGATCTCTTTTTAGATCATCTTCCATAGCCATTTCTTCACGCTTTCTAGCATCATCCATTTGCGCTTTCTGTAAATCAACTTGCGCTCTAGTCTGAGCCTTCATTGCTTCAGCTTGCACCATCATAGAAGCTGGGTCTTGTTGTTGACCCTGTTGAGCCATCATTGCCTGTTGTTGCTGCTGCATTTGTAATAGCTGCATTTCTATTTCTGGCGTTATCGGTGCAAAGTAACGATCTGCGTTTCTAATACCGCTCGATGCTAATATATCTGCAAGAGTGTTACGAATGTTTGTTAAAGACACTAGGCCATTCATTGCCCCATAAGTTTGATAAACCATAGTCTGCTGCTGTAAAGCCATAGCTAAAGCATTTGTCTTCTCTTCCTCTCTGCCAGTACCAAGCCCTACATTAATACTAATATCCATATCTATGTCAAAAGCTTTTGGATCAACAGGCTGGAAGCGTCCATTCATACGCATCATAGCTCCGTCTTCCATATTCTTTTGCAGTAATCTTAACATTAAGCCAAATAAATCTCTTGCACCTTCAGCTAAATTTCTAACCATCACTTCTACTTGGCCTGCTGCTGCTTGCACAGTGGCCTGTACAGCCGCTTTAGTTGTAGACTGCATAGCATCAGGGTCTAAGCCCATAGAAGCCTTGGTAACGCCTGTCTTGCCCTCTACAAGCTGATCTAGATAGGTTAGTGCGCCTAGTGTTTGTCCTGCTGTAAAAGGCACAGCCAAATCTTGCACTGCGCCTGCCTGACGCATACGAACAATAGCACCTATTTCGTTATTTAAAACGTCATCTATATTTACTGCGCCATCAACTATACCAACTCTAGGATTATTGGTCATGGCTACGTTGTCTAATATACCTCTTAAAATAGAGGTTGCTGCGTCCTGATCATCTATGACTAGATCAGCAATGCTTCTGCCATAAAATGTGTGGGGTTCAGGGTCTACTTCAAATTTTGCAAAAGGTAATTCGTCTGCTAACTCATAATCTAGCAATTTGTACTTCGTTCCACCGCATAAAAACTTATGCAACACAGCAACCCCTGTTCCATCAACATCCATCCGCATATAGGCTTCAGTTACAGTAACTAGCCTCATAGATGGATCAGAGCTTGTTTCATTAAAATCGTCTGAGTAACCTTGGCGCTCTTGTCGTTCTGCCTCAGTCATTTCTGAGCCTGCCTCAAAACTGTCTAATTTAAAAACATCATCAGCATCAAAACCCATAGATATAAGGTCACTAGCTCTCATTTCTGTTCTGTGAGCAACAACATGAGCATCTTCTAAGGTTCTGCAATTTCTATCTACAAAAAATTCTTCTGGCGGTACGCTTTCTATTTTTAGACAACCAGCATATGCCTTTCTAGAAACCTTTGCAGAATGAACAGGCGTTTTTATTTCAGCGCCATCTTCATCCATACTCATCTCTTGCTCGACAGTATGTTCTAAAACAGTTACATCATCGTCCTGCACTAAAAATGTGTACTCATCATCAGATAAATTCGTGTAAGTATAAATTTCTGCTTCTGGCATTTCTTCCCAATAAGCTTTGACTATACCCTGTTTTTTAATTAGCGCATCGTGAAACGCATCATTCAACACCCTATAACCATTGCTACGCTGAAACTCATAGTGAACATAATCAGTCGCTTGCTCTGCCATTGCCACATCTTCAGCCCCATGCGGCATAAATTCTACTGGTCTAGCTGTACTTAAAAATACACGCATCAGGCTTGGTTTAATCGCACGCACCGTATCGCGAACCTTAGTAGCGACTACTTTACTTCGCCCATCTTCATAACCTATATCTACTTCACCATCGTAGTAACGCTGGGCAGTTATTCTATCCTCAGATATTTCACTCTCAACAAAATCTACCGCATCATCTATGGCGTTTTGAACAATAGTTTCTATTTCGCGTTCTGTTTTAGCTTTTAGTTCCATCTATTGCCCCTCTTGATATGTTCCAGCCTGACCGCCAACAAAGAAAGGCGAAACCTTATCTCTCATTGGTGCTGCGCCTGTAGCTAAATATTGCCGTATATCATCCATAGCTTGCAACCTAGCCCTATCTGCGCTTGTCTTACCCACAATACCGCCAAGTGAAGCGCTCATAAATACTGGGTCAGTTGTTATAGCGGCAAGATTTAAGAACGTCATAAGGCCGTTTCCGCTTGGGCTAAGCCTACCTACTAATCTTAATATATCTGTACCCACATCACCATTGGCTGCTTTTCTAAGCACTTCTATTTCTCTAGGACTAAAAAAACTAGCATCTTTTCCATTAATAATTCTTAACGCAGCTTGCCTATATTGATTATCAGTGTTCCCCCCAGTACCCGATACACTTGTTTTATCGGCGGCTTTAGTCATTTCCCGATCAAATATTTCTACTTTTTTAAATGTTTTAAAAGCTTCTCTTGCAGCAGAAACTAATTCACCACCGTCAAAGTTTTCTACAACTTTATCAAACTCATCTATAATTGACCCTATTCTTGGATCAAAATTACTACTTGCATATGACTTAGTAAGATTTTTTCTAACTTCTTCTAGATCAGCAAGTCTACCTTTAAACTTTCTAGTTCCATTAGGATTTATTTTAGTCATATTACTAATTGCGCTAAGAACATAATCTAGTTCTCTTTGGTTTTTAGTTTTACTACCTTTTACATATCCAGCGCTATCCATCACACTTGAAACTTTAAAAAACATATCATCTATAGCTTCAGGTGATATTTTTATTCCTGCTTTATCAACTAACTCATAAGCTTTATTTTTTAACTGTTTAAGACTTTCTAGCGTTGGCTTTTCTTGGTTTTTACCAACTAAAAAATTATAGGTTTTATTGCCACCGCTTCTAACAACATTAAAGACAGGCACACTGGCAGCAGTAAACAAACCGCCTACAGTACCGCCTTGCATTGCTCTATTATATCTATCAGCAAAACCTTCTTCACCAGAGCCAAACCCATAAGCAGCACCATAAGCAGAACCGTACGCAGCGCCCTTACCCATAGCGCCAAGAGTAGTTTTTGCTTTACCTAAAGGCATAGTTAAACCGCCTACTATTTCGCCAGCAGCCGTAGTAACAGGGTTTTGCTCCCTAGCAACTTCTAAATTTGCTCTAGCAAGCTCTGTTCCAAATTTCTGCCTTTCTGCTTCAGTTCCGCTAGAACCAAGTTCACCAGAAAGTTTACCTAAAAGCTCATCTTGACCTGATAAAGAAGCCATATTACCAGCGCCAGTAAAGAAACTTCTTAAATTGCCCATAAGTGTGTTTTGATCACCTATTTCTTCTTTTAATCTAGCTCTAGACGTAACACCTAATACAGTCTCGCCTGTTGTCGGGTCTGTATATTGCTTAGTAGGGTCAGTAAAAAAACCTTCAGCAAGACCTTGCTCGTTAAGCTTTACGTCTTGATTGATGAAATCTTGGGTAATTTTATCTGCTTTTTCGTTTTCAGCCAAAAATTGACGAAAAGCATTTTTAGCGCCTTCTATATTAGCGCCTTCTACTTCATAAACTTTACCGTCTGGAGCAGTTATTTCAAAAACAGGCATTAAATAATCCTTTACTTCGCTTTAATGGTATAACCACCCTTAACAAAAATATCATCACTGTCAGCAAGTCCAGCTTGTACTTCGTTATGTAATGTAATTAATCTCATAGCCTCTTCTTTTGTCGGGGCTTCTTTTATTGCTAATGCAATCGGATCATTTAGAATTTTAGTATAAACTGTTTGCACAGTTTCTAGGTTTTTAGCTAATAATTCTGGCGTTAATTCTTGTTGAAGAGCTACTAAAGAGTTATTTAATTGAGTTAATTCTAAGTTACTTACTTGCCCAAGTCCTGCACCAGTTGTAGACATTTCTCTCATTAACTGTAATCTATCAAAACCAATATTTGATTGGATTTGAGTAAGAAGACTAGCAACATCAACACTTTCTTGAGAAGATAAAAACCCTAATCTACCAAAAGCAGCGCCCCTAACACCCGCTTCAGGTGGATCAAATGTAAACATTCTTTCAACTGTTGATTTATTATATTTAGCATCTTTTCCAGAAGGCCTAGTGCCTGTTTTATCTTTCTTACCAACAACTAAATCTAAAATAGTATCTACTGAATTTGAAATATTATCTGCCTTCACTGCTTGTATAGTTCTGGCGGTAAAATCAGATTTTACTTTATCAAGTTCTGCTTTTTTGCGATCAAAGTCTGTTTTAGACCCTGCGGCTGGAATAAATTGTATTTGATTAGTAGAAGGGTCTCTTTTAAAACCTTTGCTAGGATCATTAGGATCAAGATATTCTGGAACCATATTATCCTTTGCCATTTCATCTATTTGGTTTTGCTCAATAGGTGTAACGCCACTCTGACCATCTCCAGTACCAACAGTAACATCAACATCAACACCGCCACCGCTAAACGGAACAAAATCAACAGTATTATCTTTTTTCTTAATAATAACACCGCCTATACCTTGATTCATATCAAAGTCTTTACCAAAAGCATTTCTGACATATTCTTGGTAAAGAGCATCAGAAGGTTTAAGAATAGTGCCTTCTTTGCCAAGCTCATCACGAACCTTCATTACAGATTCAATATAAGCTTGCTGATCAGCTTGAGTTCCGTCTTTAGGAAAAGAAACGCCAGCCCCAAAAGATGCTGTAATTGCTTGCTTCGTTTGGTCATCAAATTTATTATAAAGGTCAACATTCATACCAGAAGGCATAAACAAGGGAATCTCATCACCAAAAACAAAATTCATAAATTCAGGTGAGCCTGCCTCTAATTTTCTTTGTTTTGCTAAGTCCATTCTCATTTGTATTTCTGGCGATAATTGTTTTTGCGCTGGTAACTTAAAGACTATTTGATTGTACTCGTCAGAACCTTCAGGATAACCTGCTCTAAGAGCCATATTATGACGAACTTGTATATCGCTAGGCTTAACAGGTTTAGCTGCATCTCTTTCCATAGCAAGCTTGTTTTGAAAAGTAGCTAACTGTCTCGCTCTTTCTTCAGCCCTAGCTTCTTTTTCCATATCAAACATATATCCATATGCTTGAGAGCCTTTTAGCTGACCTGTAGAAACCATAGCAGCAAGCCTATCTCCCATAGGCGTACCTAAACCTTTTAAATACTCAACAGTCTTATTTTTTGCTCTGTTAGCTGTACGTTGCTGCTGTATTGTTTGCAGTGCTTGATTAAGACCTTTATCAGGCTCAAATCTTAATGTATTAAGTGCGCTTGCCGCTGCTCCTGCAAAATCTCTAAAATCATAATCTTTAATCATGTTTTGCCCTACATAAATCTTGGCATACCAGCTATGCCAGAAAGTCCTGCTGTTAAGTAATCCATAATTCCTAATTGCCTAGATTGCGTCTGAGTTTGCGGCACTGGTGCAGCGCCTAATGCGGCAAGTGGTAGCTGTAGCTTGTTCATTGGTGCGTTGGCGTACTGATCGTACTGCCCCCTAGCTGCATTAATAAGGTTTTGCATTAATTGCTGCTGCATAGAGCCTTGTTGCATTTGTTGCTGATTAATAGCTTGCCCCATATTAAACGCTTGAGAACCTACGCCTTGTAGACCTTGTGCAGACCTAAAAGCATTATTCATAGCATTATTAAAGCCTTGTTGATTTAATCTTGAAACCTGATCAAGAGCCTGTTGGTTAAAACCTTTTAAAGCTTCAGCCTCCATAACGCCCTGCCTTGAGCCACCATAAGCCCCAGCTCTTTGTGCCTGTGCGCCTATATTATTTAATCCTATTTGTGCCGCATTACCTACGTCACGAATTGTAGCATCAACCACTTGTTGTTGATATGGGTTCATAAATTGATTTACATTTGGATTAGCAAAGCCTTGGCCTGCTGCCATTGTCGCTTGTGCAGCCCCTTGATAGGGGTTCATTGTCATTGCTGGATTTGCTGCGCCTGCCATATTACTTACCCCTCGATATAGTATCTCTTGATATAGGTTGCACGCCTAGCGGTGAGCTATTTGTATAACCTGTAGGACTAAAACTTTCTGCATTACCCAACGGAGCAGCATTACTGCCTGCCTGTCCTGTTTGTGGATTCATAAAAAATGTATCCATATACTGACTTTGCGCTGGTCTAAACTGCGCTAAGTTCTCAACAGATTGCTCAAACATAGGAGCAGAAGAGTATCCCATAACACCACCAGCAAACTCTGTTGGTTCAGGCGCATATTGCCCTGCACCAGTATTCATACCAAAAGCTGACGCTGCGTCTTGTGTGTTTTGAAAAGCTGCGTCTTGCATTGGTGTAAAAGCTGCAACATCCGCACCGTAATAAGGAGTATACCCTATATTAGATATTTTATCAGCAAGAGCTAAATTAGATTTAGCAGCATCCTCAATATATTCTGGTATTTCTGTTCTTGTGGTTCTACCGCCACCTTTACCGCCACTCATCTTATATCTCCTTTTGAAATGAAGCGTGCAGTGGCTTCCAACCATGCGCCTTCAAAGGTTTCTTCCATCCAAAACGACCTGTAATCGTCAAAGCCTCACATCCATAACTCTTTGCCCAAGCTGTAACATCATTATGCATATCTAGCAATTGATCTAGTTCACCGCCGCCTAAAAACACATTTAGCACCTTTTTTCTAGGATATACCACAATTTCAGTAACAATGCACCCCCTTGGCGTAGGCCATAGTTGCATATTACCTTCAACAATACCTTTTGCCACATCTTCAAATTTATGTGTGCCGCCACTATATTCCAAGGCCGCCTCTATCCAAGGGCGGCATCTTTCTAATTCATTTACTTGCGTATCTTTAGGCATTTAATATGTAGACAATGCTACCCTCTTCCAAATTGCTGTACTGCCATCGTGTGCAGCCGTACAAATATAAATATAATTAGTATCCCAAGCTATCATTCCTGCGTTATCACCAGCCGCACCAACACTTGAGCTAGGTGTGGTTTGCTTCATGGCAATTTGTTTGAAAGCGTTTTGCGCTGAAACAACAGGATAGTTTTTATCATCATCCCATAAAAATATACCATTTTCGCTTGGGTTATCATCGCTTGTTTTAAAGTATAGTTTACCAAGATTTCTAGTAAGAAACAAATTAAGCTGCCTGCCCCACTGCCTAATATCATCGCCAAGAATAGGTGGAGTAACTGGCATTAGCGCCTACCCCCTGCCTTAACATCTAGCCGCATATTACCTACACGCCAATCAACGCTTCTATTACCCTCAACTCTCATTCTTATTTGCCTGCCAGAAAATCTAACAGATGTAGGATTGCTAGGATTAAAAGCACCAAATTCACGCTCTGTATCGTTAGGATGAAAACGTGTTTTAAATTTTAAGTTTACATCACCTTGCGTTTTTTCATCTGGTATTACTTCAGTAACCTTTGCTATTTGATCACCGTTACCAATACTAATTGCACTTGTTTCGCAAAATATTGGTTGATTATCGTAGTTATGACCATACTCATGGTTAAATATACTTACTGGCTCTACAACATTAGCTGTTGACCCCATGCCAGAATGATTTGAGCAATAATAATATAAAGTAGGAGCATTTGCCCCAACAACTATTTGTGTATAACTTCCTGCTTGGCCTGCCGTTCCCACATATGTAACGCCCTCTGTATATTCTACACCATTTGCGTGCGTACCGTTAGGCTGAGTAGAAAAGCGAATAGGGTGAGTTGCATTGCTTGCGTCTGATTGATCAAATTTATACGTTTTACCTTTTATAAGTTCAAGCGTTGGTGCAGAACCTAAATATGTATTCATCTGGTATTTATTACCACTATCATTCACGACACTTACGTTAATTGTCAAAGTCTCAGCTAGTTCACCTGCCATAAACGGATGAGCAAACACACCTCTACTTACGCCAGCCGTTCTTGACAGATTGCCAATCAGCCAATGACCTTCGGCTGCGTCATACGCCACATATCTGTCTATTTCTGAAGATTGCTGCGAACAATAAAACCACCATATTTCATCTTCTGTACCAACAGACATACCCCACACTTTGGACTGTTGGTCTTTGTTAAAGTCTCCAAACACATAATCATGCACATCACATTTCAATGTTCTAACAGTGTTGCCATCGAAGTAATGAAAGTTTTCTTGACCATACCAGTATACGCCTCGATCCACAGCAACCGCACTTAACCTAGATACTGCACCGCAATGCGTTCCAATACGTTGAAAAGAGTAAACGTAAGGTGGCGCTATGTACTGAGCAACGTGAGCATCTGTATCTGTTAAAATAAGCGTAACGCCACGGCTTCTGATGCCTTGCATAATCTGGCCTGCCGTAGCTAATTCTATATCGCCTGCTTCGTTTGTAGCGCTAGGCGTCCATACTGTGTTATTTTCTTTATCACACCACTGAACTTTACGGCTATTACCGCCTGCACCTAATGCAAAGATAAAACGCTCCTCTGTAACAACCATACCTTTGTTGTTTATTGGCGCGTTTGCTATAGGCGCTATAACAGTTTTCTTTTTGAGAGAAATATTATCAATATCAAAATTTGGCGTATCGTAGGCGTTAGGTATTATTTCTATTTTTACAGCCGTGTCGTCACTACCAAATCTAATTTCGTTGCTGCCAACATTTAGTAACTGGTCAACTAAAACTGTGGTGCTTGTTGTGCCTGTTACTTTTATATTAACTGACGGTACTGTTGTTGCATCATTATCATCATTTCTATCAATCAAAGTAACAATTAAATCATGACTATCTTGTACGTCAGGCGTTGCTACCAAGCCGCTTACCGTCTGATCAAATAAAATAGAACTTAAACTACTTACCAATGCAAGTTGATGTGTTGCGCCTAAACGTTTTGTAAAGCTATGCGCTGTACCTGTTCCTAATGCGGTAAGAGCTATTGCAGCGCCACCAGATGTTGCAGAAAGTTGAAACTCAGATGAACTAGCGCCAACAATAAAATATTCTGTGCCGTTGACTAAGCCTGTTATATCTGTGCCGTTACCGTTTGAGTATGCAACCTTATCGCCATTAGTAAATGTATTAGAAACAACAATTTTATTACTAGCTAAAACAACAGCCGAACCGTTACTACCATCTACAGTAACCGATAGAGGCGCAGTCAAGTTAATTGCTGCACCACCAGATGTTGCTGCTAATTTAAGCGTATCTGTCGTGGCAGATACTACAAAATAATTTGTGCCAGTTGTTAGACCGCCTATTGCTGATTGGCCTGTTGGCACTGTGTAGGTAACTTCGTCACCGTTAGAAAAGCCATGTGCGGTGGCTGTGATAGTTTCTGTAGAATAATCTATAGCTGTTGTGTTTGCGCTTGTTGTAATTGTATTGCCCATCGCATTGCCGTGAACAGTGCAATAATACAGCAAACCAGTTGCAGGGGCGGCTGCGTCTACTGCTATAACAACACTTGCGCCAGACGTTCCTGCCGTTCCTGTTGTTGTAACTCCTGTCGTATATGCCGTAGAGCCATTCTTAAACGCTAGAGGATGCCCACTGTTAGACGCATCACTCATATCAAAAGTATAGGTTACGCCCCTGACAAGCGATAACGTAGGGGCTACAGCGCCATTAAAAGCATATTTGTTTTGCCCATTAACATTTACAACAGTTACAGCAAAAGTTTGTGTGCCAACTATTGTGTTATCTGTAGCAAAAGTTGCCTTGAGTTGTGCGTAAGAAGCGTAGCCGTTTGCAATTGACCAGTTATCGCCTTTGTTCCAGTTAGTATCAGTAGCAAAAGAGCCATTAGTAATAAGTTCTGCACCTGTTGCTGTACCAAGAGGCCATTCAAATAATCTACCATCATCCTGATGTAACGCTATGAGGTTTTGACCAAAGTTGTCTAGCTGCCAAGTGCTTGCTTCTTGCGGTATGCTATCGCTGTTTACTGGTCTAGGGTTGCCGTAGTAATCTTGACCGTAATACTGAAAGCCATAACCAGTGTTTACCGCCGCACTTTCTCTGCCACTTGCTAAATCATCTGGTGTAATATCGTAAGCAATGCCTGCACCCGTCATAACAACAAGTTCATCGAAGCTACCGCCTGCAAGCCAAGCTGTACCGCCGTTATCTTGCCAAGCGTGCATACCTCTTACTGGATTTTTAGTAAAACCGTTTTTTCTAGCTTCCCAACCCCCAACAGGACGCATAGAGCCATCTAGCCATCTAACTAGACTACCGTCACGCCAACGATTAGAACCTTCATAATCTGTTCCGTTTCTATAAAATCCAGCAGGTAAATCTAAAGGTACTAATGGCATTTTATTTCCTAATTAGCAGCGGTAAAGATGGCGATGTTGTGGTTTTGACTATTAAATGAATAAATACCTAAAGTTGTTGCTGAACTTAATGTGAAATAAATAAATGATCCATTTGTAGATCCAACAGTGTTGTTTGCGTTAGTACCAGTATAAACTTGCCAATAATATTGATTAGGAGTGGCGTTCCAAGCAACATAGTCGCCAGCTGGAACTGTGTAACTTTGCCCAGTTTTTACCAAACCCGAACTGGCACTAGGAATAGAAACCGTTCCAGTTCCAAGCCCTGTTATGTGTCCATAACCATCAAGAGTAATATCTTGAATAAATGTATTACCACTATTGCTAGATGTCGTTGCGCTACTTGTGTCGTGATTTAGTGTAATTGTTGTGTTGCTTGCTTGGTTTGTTGTGAAAGAACCACTTCCATTTAAAGCGCCGCCGCCAGTAACCGTAATTGTACCGTTTCCTGCGCTGCCTGCCTGCGATTGTATAAAAGCGTTTATATCATTTAATGTAACTTGCTTCATTACGCCGTTGTCATTGTAAACAATAGCATCAGAACCAGTTACAGTCGTAGATGTTGCAACCGTGTCGCCATCCATAACATTCAATTCGTTTGCCGTAGCCGTTACGTCTGTGCCGTTAATTTTTAGCGTACTTAGATCAGGAGCTACAGTACCGCTTGCACCATTTACACCATCTACGATTGTATCCAGTGCAGTGTTGAGTGTTTCACCCCAAGTATCCTGACTACCGCCAACCGTTGGTTTTGTAATACTAATAGCCATAAAAAATCTCCTATTTATCCAAACATATCATGTTACGCTGCATCCGTCCATATTTCGCTAGGTGTGTCTGTTGTTTCTGTCCATATTTCCACTGGTAAAAATCTATCTTGCTCTGTCCATGTTTCCGCAGGCACATTTATTTCTTCAAACCTAAATCTGGCCTTGCCCACATCTACCGCGCTACTGTCAACATTTACACCTACAAAGACATGAGTAAGTAGCATTGTTGGGCTTGCGATACTTACGTTTCCAGTAAATACATCATTTGCAACGATCTGATAATCTGACGTTATTGTTGGAACGCCAACAGTTGGATTTTGTGTAGCTACGTTAGTGCCAACTAAATTATAACTTACGCTTGCCGTTGGGCTGCCTATAGAAACTGCGCCACTATCTACGTTTGTTCCTACAAGCTGATAATCATGGCTAAATGTAGCTGTAGCTATGTCTACCGCACCAGTATTTACTGCGGCAGGATCAAAATATAATCCATAGAGTAGGGCGGCAGCATCTACTCTAACAGAACCAGTAATAACGTCTGGTGGATCAAAGCTTTCAATCTCCACCATAACGGCATTTGGTACTATGGGTGCGTTTGCCGTGTAAACAGGGGTAAGGCTGTATTTAACAATGCCTACGTCTGCTATAGACGCTCCTGCTATGGGGGCAAAACCTAACATCTAGTCGGCCTTTACAAGTTTTCTTGCGTTGCTCATGTTTTCCTCCTAGCCTATTAAAATACCTGTGTATGTTGTATAATGACCATTGTAACATTGCTGCCCACTAGAAGTGTTGCTGCTATAGCAGTAAGGTTCTACATAATCTGATGCGCTAAGTTCTATAACGCCTGTTACAGTAATTTGGTTTAGAGTAGCACCTTTTCCAGTATCATTAGATCCGATAGCGGTGCTACCGTTTTTGTATAAACGCCATTGAGTATCCCCAGTTAAGCTGTAAGACATTGCACTAAAAGTAAAAAAATATTTACCAGCAACAGGGGCGGTAAATGTTCCAGTAGAAGTGTTTAAGTGACTTCCAACATTACTAGCCGAAGTCCAACTTCCTACTCTATTTGCACCGCTAGTTTCTGTATAGTGACCATTCTTATAAGTTCTAAATGAAGGCTGATTAGGCTTTGTTACAATGCCAGCATTTGTAATCTTCATGCCAAGGTCATTGTTATTACTATAAAAGTAAGTATCGTTTGTAGACCGCCCTATCCAAGTATGCTGACCAGCCGTTGAGTTTCCATCTCGTATTTTTAGATAAGAACCTAAACTATTAGCGGCTGTGTTTTCTATTCTTAAAGGAACTTGTGTAGTTGTAGCAACAACAGTGTCACCAGTAATCGTATCACCAGCGGTATCTACAAACTTGGCTCCAGAGGCTATGTTACGTGCGTTACTCATGTGTTCCTCCTAGCCTAATAAAAACATTGATAAATTATTGTGTACGCTGCCAGCATAATAATCTTGTGCGCCATCCACTTTTAATTCTACATAATCATTTGCAGCTAAATTAAGAATTAATGAAAAATTTAGTGTAGTATCGTAAGGAGAAGCTACCATTCCAGCAGTCGTAATTTCTAATTGAGCCAATGCGTATTGACTGCCATTTAACATCAGGTTTGTACGATAGTGACCAGCAGAACTTACATATGAATATAAATTAGAATTAAACTGATACTTTCCAGCTACTGGAACAGTAAATCTACCACCCGATCTTGTGATGCCTACTGGTGTTACTTGGTTATTCCAATGAGTAATAACTGCTCCAGCAGAATACGAAGCGACCGAAGATGAGCTACCAGTACATATAATAAAAGGCTGATAAGGCATTGTCACACGGCCTGAACCGTCGATACGCATACGCTCAGTAAGCGTTCCAGCGGCTGGAGAAGTTTTAAACACCATCGCACAATTATCATTATAACTAGTTGTTGAGTTTTCGATAGTAACACCAAGTGTAGCTGCTTCACCGATATGAAGCTTGCCAGAAACTCTCGTTCCACTAGCTTGACCATCTTTAATTTGAATGGTTGGAGTTGTTGTTTTGGATACTACAAGATCACCACTCATAGTATCACCAGTAGCATTAACGTATCTCGTGTCAGCCGCGCTTTTCGTATAATGGTCTGCGCTTTCAAAAGTAAGAAAAGCAGTAATAGTAACCTCATCTCCTGCGGCTGCACCAGATCCAAGCGTTACCGTGGTTGTAGTCGCGGTATAGTCACTTTCTTCAAGCTTAATACCGTTCATGTGAACCATAATATCTGACGGTGAACAGGCAAGCGTATTACCGTTTGCATCAGCGCCAGTAAAAGCTGTCTGATTAGCCGTGGCTGTATATGTAAAAATGTTAGCTGATTGTCTGCTAACTACTTTAGTGGGGCTACTACCAATATAAGCCATTTAAGTTCCTTACTCTGGGGGTTTGACCTCTGCATTTGCTTCGGCGGCTGTTTGCACAACATTTAGTTCAAACGCTTGCGTTACTTGAGCATCTTCACCTACAGCCAAAGCCACATCGTTTGCGTTGCAGTGAGCTACTAGCAAAGCAATTATTTCATCTTTAGCTATTCTAGCTCGATTGGTTAACGCATTGTCTGCCCAATCTTGTGGACTAGCGGCTGCATATTCCATGCACTTTAGTTCTGTGTCAGTTAAACTTACTGTAATTTCTGGCATTTTAATCTCCTATGCTGGTTTTGTAGGCCAAGTCACATCATCTAAAGATGTTGCACTATCTGTTATGTCTCTTAGAGCCTGACGGTAGGTTGTACGCTCAGAACTCATGGTTAGGTCACTAGACGCCCACCAATCTGTCTCAGCTAATCTACGGTTACGCTCTTCACGCAGTAGACGCATTGGCTCCGCAGCTACAAGCTCGTCTTTCTTAGCTGATACCGCCGACCAAGTTGTGCCAAAATCATCAGGGTTATCACTTTCTATAGCAGAGCCGTTGCTATCTGCGCCTGTCACTTTACGAAACATCTCATTAAATTCTGCTTCAGAAGTAGGTTCGCCACGCAAAACCCACTCTGTAACGCCTAGTTCGTTTAATGCTGTTGCTGTATCTGTCATCTGTTTATCCTAAATTGTTATCCTATTAAATACCCAGTAAAGTAACACGATCTATCTGTAACAGTAGCACTAGATGAGTTTTCCATTTCAGCTTTTACTCTAACACCAGTATTTGCGTTTAGAGGAACTACACCAGCAACATTAACTCCACCGTAAGTACTTCCAGAAGTATTAACAGCATTTTCTCTGCCTGTTAGTAACAGGTCTTGATAACTAGTATTACCAGTTTGTAAATATACAACAAGAAACCTAGAATCGGTTGCGGAATTAAGGAATACTCCTATACCAGCACTAAGATAGTAAAGGCCAGTTACTGGAGCAGTAAAGATACCATTGCTAGAATTATAATGACTACCTTGATTATGAACAACAGAGTTAAATACTATAGTATTGTTTGAACTAGTTATATTTGTTGCGTTAGTTAGATGTGCAGAAAATGCTGGCCTAGCTGGGGTAAGCATTCTACCACTACTATCTATGGTTAACCCAGTAGTACCGCCAGTGTTCTGTATCGTATCAACTTTAAGGATAGAACTCATTGGGCTATCTCCATTATTGTCATGTTGGTGGTAGCACCTTGATATGACACAACCCATGTAGAACCACTTGAACCTACATAGCCTCTTAGTTTAATGTCTTTAGCCCCACTCCAAGCAGATACTTGTCCTTCACCACTAAATGTATACCTATGGTCAGCAAATGTTTCTGGATAACCCATAGTGCCATTTATATTTCCTTGTAGCGTACTATCTAAATAAACTTGTGGTTGAAACCAAGTGCTAGTTCCTGCACCTGTTGTTTTTCTTAAATTTTGAAAACAATAAGAAATACGAATTAAACTATTAGTAAGTTTCGGGGTAAAATTTATAGTTAAAAGAATGACGGCTGAAGAAGCCGATATAGTTGTAGCTGTGCCAGTTTCAGTTTGTGCATACTGAATAACATGACCCGGAATAGACACCCCATTGCCAGTAGTCTTTTCGTTTATAGTGTCTACTTTTAGGATGCTCATTGTACTACCTCTTCAACAATTATTGTGGAATAAAAGTAAGCACCTTGGTTAAC